CAATGGAAAAATTGTACATGAAATCAATGATTGAGTAACAGGAGGAAGATGGGCATGTCGAAACAGTTTATGAATACGCAGGATGCACCAAGCGCAAAACAGGCAGAGTTTTTTTGCACAATTAATGGAAGACGTTATTCTATGCTTAATGCAAAAAAATTTGAAGCAAAAGCAAATGTCAAAAATGCCGATGTAACAAGATTAGGTGCATTGATTGATGGTAAAAAAGCGGTCGGACTTACCATTAAATTCTCAATGACAGTTTATAAATGCAGTGAAATGTTTGATAAATTGATCGAGGAATTTAAGAATACAGGCTTATTGCCAACCTTTGAATGCCAGGTAACGAGTAGTGATTCAGCAACATGTATGGGACGGAGCACGAAGGTATATAAGCAGTGTGTAATTGAGGGAGATGTTCTTTTATCGATGTTCGACGCAGACGGCGAATTTGTAGAGCAGACCATTGAAGGATATGCAATGGATTTTGATTCGCCAGAGAGATATACAGATCCGGAATATATGTAAAGAGTTGAGGCAGACAATTAGCAGATCATGCAGTGTCTGCCTTTATATTTTAAGAATGAGGTAAGTGATATGGGAAATTTAGCATATTTTTTGAAAAAGAACAAAAAGGAAAAGAAAAATGCATTTTTTGCTGCAACAAAATCATTATGCGATGAAAATGGAGAACCGTTAAAATGGGAAATTAAAGCTTTATCAACAAAAGAAACAGAAGCTATCAGAGAAAAATGCACAATAGATGTTCCAGTCACCGGAAAACCAGGTGTTATGCGACCAAAAGTAAATTCTTCTAAATATGTAGCAGAATTACTCGTTTCAGCTGTAGTATACCCAGATCTTTATAATGCAGAGTTACAGGATTCCTATGGAGTTAAAACTGCATCAGATCTTTTGAAAGAAATGGTAGATGATCCGGCAGAGTATAACAATTTTGTCGAATTTGTCCAGGAATACAACGGATTAGATGAAACCATGAATGATAAGGTGGAAGAGGCAAAAAACTAATAGAAGGCGGCGATAGTGAAGCCAATTATGCATATTATGCATTGCATAAGCTTCATATATTGCCGTCCAGATTAATGGAACTAGATGAAAATGAGCGTGCTTTTATTTATGCGGCAATTGATTTGAGGATTGAAGCTGAAAAAAGGCAGGAAGAAAAAATGAAGCATAGCTCAAAATAACAAGAGTATTAAAATTATATTTATGCTCATGAAAGGTTGGTGGATTTATGGCGATAGGAACAGCTATTGAGATAACTGATAAGATGACAGGACCATTAAATCGTATCACAGCCGCTTTATACAGCACAACGGATGCATTGCATGATACAGATCAGGCAACTAATTCTGCATTTAATTCTGCTGGTATTCAGGCAATCACGCAGGAATTGTATGGATATGAAAGAAAGATTCAGGATATACAGGATGAGTTAGATAGATCAAATAATAAGATACAGGAAATGCAGGAACAGACAGAAAAGGCAAGAAGTTCTGCTGGTGGATTGGAAAATGCATTTAGAAAAGCTGCAGGTATACTCGCAACTGTAGCAACAGTACAGACATTAAAAAATGTTCTTGATACATCAGACGAACTGACAGCAATAACGGCACGTCTTGAAATGATGAATAATGGTTTCGAATCTGTAGGAGGAAATTTAAAAAGTACGTCAGATTTATTTAATCTAGTGTATGCGTCTGCGCAGGATGCCAGAGGTTCATTTGCAGATATGTCAGCAGTCGTTGCAAAATTCGGAAATAATGCGAAGGATGCTTTTAGCAGTTCGGCAGAGGTCGTTGATTTTGCAAATCTTGTACAAAAAGAGATGGTAATTGCCGGCGCATCCACGACAGAAGCTTCAAATGCAATGTTGCAGTTGTCACAGGCATTAGGCTCTGGCGTCCTTCGTGGTGATGAGCTTAATAGTATCTTTGAGCAGGCTCCGAACCTTATACAGGAGATCGCAAATTATCTCGAAGTCCCAATCGGAGAAATCCGGCAGATGGCGTCGGAGGGACAGATTTCGGCTGATATTGTAAAACAGGCAATCTTTTCTGCTTCTGATGAGATCAACGACAAGTTTAATAATATGCCTATGACATGGTCGCAGATTTGGACATCTATGCAAAATACAGCATTAATGAAATTCCAACAGGTATTACAGAGAATTAATGAGATTGCGAATAGTGAGGAATTTAAACAATTTACGCAGACTGCAATAAATGATATGGCTGTACTTGCAAATGTATCACTGAGTGTGGTTAATACGCTGATTCAGGGAGCCGCTTTCGTATCTGATAACTGGTCCATTATCAGTCCAATTATTTATAGTGTGGCATTGGCACTGGCATTTTATAATGGTGTGCTTATAATGCATAATGCATATGAAGCAGTTTCCAACGGATTAAAATTGGTCGCTGCGATAAGAGCGGTTGCGCATGGGACAGCTACAGCAACAGAAGCGGCAGCTACAACCGGAGCATCTGCGGCACAGATTGCATTTAATGCTGCTTTATATGCTTGTCCGCTTACATGGATTGTACTTGCCATTGTTGCAGTGATAGCAGTAATTTACATGGTCGTTGCAGCAATTAATAAGGTACAGGGTACAACTATCAGTGCGACAGGTGTTATATGTGGAGTAATCGCTACAGCCGGTGCTCTGATTGGAAATATTTTGATAGGGTGGTGGAACAGGATCATAACGGCTGGAGTAGGATTATGGAATTTTTTTGCAAATTTTGCGGCGGCTTTTGGGGTTCTTTTCGATCATCCGATTATTGCTATTGAAATGATGTTGTTGTCTCTTTTAAATTTCATCATAAGTGTTGTTGAAAGTGCTGCAAAATTACTAGATACGATCTTTGGGTCTAGTCTTGCTGATGCGGTGAGTGGCTTTCAGGATACAATACAGGCAAAAATCGACGCTAAAATTGAAGATGCGGGAGGAACAGCATCAAATCAGTTAAATCCAGAAGACTACACGCTTGACCGTATAAATTATGGTGATGCGTATCAAAGTGGTTATGATTTCGGAAAAGGAATTGATGATAAAATATCTTCTGCTTTTTCCGGCGGATTATCTACAGACAGTTTTTCAGATTTACTTACTTCCGCTGGATATGATTCTGCATCGGATGGAATGGCTTCAACGTTGGGAGATATTTCGAAAGATACAAGTGCAATTGCAGATTCTGTAGATATCAGCAATGAAAATTTGGAGTACATGAGAGACCTTGCAGAGCGGGAAGTCATTAATCGTTTTACAACAGCAAGTGTAAATATGGGAGGGGTTACAAATACAGTAAGCCAGGATACAGATCTTGATGGAGTGATTTCATATTTGGCTAATGGAGTAACAGAAGCATTGCAGCAAGCAGCAGAGGGGGTGCATTCATAAAATGTCATATTATTTTTATTTAGGAAAAACATTGTTGCCGGTTGCACCATCGAAGCTCACTCTTAAAATTGGTGGACAGAATAAAACATATAACCTTATAAATGATGGTGAAATTAATGTTTTGAAATCTGCCAGTTTGACAGAAATTGAATTTGATGCGCTGTTACCGAATGTTCAATATGGTTTTGCAGTTTATAAAAATGGCTATCAGCCAGCAGAGGCCTTTCTGAATGCTATAGAGACATTGAAAAAAAGTAAACTGCCATTTCAATTTATCGTTACACGAGCATTTCCTAACGGAAAGATGTTATTTGATACGAATATGAAAGTATCACTTGAAAATTATAACATTGTGGAAGAAAGCAAGAACGGTTTAGACGTTACTGTATCGATAAAGCTTAAGCAGTATAAGGAATATGGAACGAAAACAGCTATTTTATCGATTACGCAGAGAAAGACAACAGCAAAGGTGAAAAATTCTCGTAATACATCAACAGCACCATCTAATGGTTTGCCAACCACTTATACCGTCAAAAAGGGTGACTGTCTAAGTGTAATAGCAAAAAAGTTTTATGGAAGTGGATCAAAAACATATTATATGAAAATTGCAAATGCAAATGGAATCAGCAATCCTAATTTGATATATCCAAATCAAGTATTTACGATTCCGGTATAGGAGGGAAAATGTCAGCAGAATTATTAATCCAGAATGGAGATACTGTGTATTTTCCCGCCGTACTAGAGGATATTAAATGGGAAACTGAAAGGTATGGATCACCGGGAAAGTTAACTTTTAAATGTATGTATGACAGCAAATTAAATGTCACAGAGGGTAATCCAGTGAGATTGCGCTGGAATGGATTAAATGTGTTTTATGGCTTTATTTTTAAAATAGAAAAGGACAAGGAACCGGTGCTGTCGATTACTGCATATGATCAATTGCGGTATTTTAAAAATAAGGATACTTATGTGATTAATGGGAAAACAGCCGGTGAAGTTTTAGAGCTGATAGCTGCAGATTTTGAATTGCAGACTGGAGATGTGGAAGATACCGGTTATGTAATACCATCCCTTGTGGAAGACGGAAAATCTTTATTTGACATCATGCAGGATTGTCTGGATCAGACTTTAATGAATGTTGGTGAAATGTATGTTTTATATGATGATTTCGGCTCATTGTCACTGAAAAATATTGCAAATTTGGCAGTTAATATTTTGATTGATTCTGAAACAGGAGAAAATTATAAATATAGCTCATCCATTGATGATCAGACGTATAACAAAATAAAGCTTGTTTATGACAATAAGAACACCGGACAGAGAGATGTATATATTGCGCAGGATTCATCTAAAATGAATGAGTGGGGAATGCTGCAGTATTACGATAAGTTATCTGAGGGTGAAAATGGCAAAGAAAAAGTTGAATCTTTATTGCAATTGTATAACAGAAAATCAAAATCATTTCAGATTACGAATGCAATAGGAGATGTATCAGTCCGGGCAGGATGTTTATTACCTGTTATTCTGGATTTAGGAGTTGCAAAAGTTCAGTCTATGATGTTGGTGGAATCGTGTAAGCATGTTTTTAGAGAAAATGAGAATTTTATGAATTTGACATTAAGGGGTGGTGATTTTGTCTGAATTTGATGGATTGATCAAACAGATCAAGCAAGCAGCATTAGATGCAGTAAATTCCGCCGGACCAGCAGGATTTTATGAAGGAACAGTATTAAGCGTATCTCCATTAAAAGTTAAAGTAGACCAGAAGCTTATACTTGGGAAAGAACAACTTGTCTTAGCGCGTAATGTAACAAACCATGAGATGTCTGTTGATGTTGATTGGGAATATGAAAAGGGGACGAAAAAAATAGTAATCCATAATGCATTAAAAACAGGAGATAAAGTGATCCTTGCAAGAATCCAGGGCGGTCAAAGTTATATTATTTTGGATAAGGCGGTGTAAATATGATCCCAAGTGTTAATAATTTGTTGCTTACAGAAATAAATGAAGAGGATATGCCGAGTAAAAATTATCGAATGATCAGTGAAAGCGTTAGAGGTACGGTGGATACCATTGAAGCAATGAAGCAGGTGGTATATAAGATATTATGTACAGAACGATATGTCTACCCGATATACTCATGGAATTATGGGATAGAATTGGTGGATTTATTTGGCGAATCAGTAACATATGCATGTCCTGAGATAACCAGGCGAATCGAAGAAGCATTGTTGCAAGATGAAAGAATTAATTCGGTAGATCAATTTGAATTTGATACAAGTAAAAAACATGAGGTGGTGTGTACATTTTCAGTACACACCATTTTTGGTGATTTTCAGATGGAAAAAGAGGTGAGTGTTTAATGTTCGAAGAGATGATGGAACGCATGTTGTCCCGTGTGCCAGATGCACTGGATAAGCGTGAGGGTGCGATTATATTTGATGCACTTGCACCGGCAGCATTTGAAATGTCTATTCTTTATACTGAATTAGAGACAGCTTTAGACCAGACATTTGCAGATACTTGTCAAGGAGTTTATCTGGACAAAAGATGCATGGAAAGAGGAATCACAAGACAGCCAGCAACACATGCGATTGTTCAGGGAACTTTTAAACCGACTGACTTGGATTTGTCTGGTTTGCGATTTAATTGTGGAGATTACAATTATACAGTTAAAGAACCGATTGGAAATGGTGTGTATGAGATGGTGTGTGAGACAGCAGGAAGTCTTCCAAATGGGATTTCTGGTCAGTTGATTCCGATTGACTATATTAACGGATTAGAAACAGCAGAAATCACGGCTATTTTAATTCCGGGCGAAAATGAAGAATCAGATGAAGATCTTAGATCGAGATATTTTGATACTCTTGTGAGCCAGGCATATGGAGGCAATATTACAGACTATAAGCAGAAAACAAATGCTATAGAAGGCGTTGGAGGTGTAAAAGTGACACCTGTCTGGAATGGCGGTGGAACGGTAAAGTTAACTATTATTGCATCAGATTATACAGTGCCTACAACCACATTGATAGAAAAAGTACAAAAAGAGATTGATTCGGTAGCTCCAATCGGACATATCGTAACGGTAGATGGCACGACCCAAAAGGAGATTCAGATAGAAACTAATATCGTATATCAGACAGGGTGGAGTTGGAAAACATCTGGAAATTATATTGAAAAAGCTATTGACGCTTATTTTCAGGAACTTGCAAAAAACTGGGCGTCGTCTGATCAGTTAATTGTACGAATCAGCCAAATTGAAACAAGAATCTTGGACTGTGCCGGAGTAATTGATATTTCAAATACAAAGATAAATGGAAATGCAGAGAATTTAATATTGGAATCCAATTTCATTCCTGTGAGAGGAAGTGTGACGGATGGAGCGTAAGATAATAGATTATTTGCCACCATATTTGACGGTATATAAAGAAATAAAAGCAATTATGGAAGCCGAACAGCCAGAATTTGAAATAGTCTGGCCGCAAGCAGAAAATGTCTTGAATGATCAATTTGTATCAGATTCATCTACTATCGGTATAGAGCGTATGGAGAAAATTCTTGGAATTATTCCCAAAAAGACAGATACGCTGGACGAGAGAAAATTTAGAATTTTGGTTAAATTGAATGAACAGCTTCCATATACACTGCCGGTATTGAAACAGCAATTAAAAAGAATGTGCGGAGAGAATGGGTATCGCCTGATTCTAAGCGCAGATAAATATTTACTCAATGTTAAATTAGCTTTAGGCAATGAGAATAATTACCAGGATGTGTGTGATATGTTAAGACGTGTTGTGCCAGCTAATATGGTTATTTCGGTTAGTATGTTTAATACGCATGAAATACTTTCGCATTACACGCATGCGCAGTTGGCAGTATACACACAGAAACAAGTGAGAGAGGAAGTGTTGACGAATGTCTAGTAAAACAACAAATTTGAATTTAACAAAGCCGTCAGAGGATGAATTTTATGATATTAATGTGCAGAATGAAAACATGGACATTATTGATCGTGAGATTAATGGATTAAAGCAGCCGGCTTATGAAGTGTCTACAGCCATGTCAGATTTGAATAGTGGAGAAATGATTACTGTAGCGTTTGGAAAGATTGCAAAGGCAGTCAGTACATTAATAAGTCATATAACATCTAAAGCTACCAGTTCCGTTCTGGGACATGTAAAATTATCAGACAGCACATCAAGTACAAGTGCATCAACTGCTGGAGTGGCGGCAACGCCAAAAGCTGTAAAAGCTGCTTATGATTTGGCAAATAGTAATACTAAAAAAATAGGAACGACTGATATATCTGGTATCGGTGATGGAACTGTGACCGGAGCGATAGCAGAAAATAAAGATGCAATAGAGGATGTCACCCAGAGTTTAAATAATTCAAAAAAAACGTATATCAATTTAGCACTGCCAAATGTTACTGCTGACGCGAAAGCTGTCTGCGATTATATAAATAAAAATTATTTACTAGGGCAGTTATCTCCTGCATATACAGTCGAATTTGATGTAGTTGCATCAAATGCAGATTGGTTTTCTGGTACTTTGTCCACGGATTTGCTTACATTAGCCCAAGGAAGAACCGTTTGGGGCTTTGTCCAACAACGTACCTCATCAGCAGAAAACAGTACTTTATATAAATACTTTGCAAGTGGAACAGGAGGTGCTAGTTCAGTAAGTGCTATTGATGAAACCATTTCTGATCCAATGTTCTGTGAGAGCATTCCGGGAAGAAATCAGATTACAGATTTTTTTAATGTAAACTTATCCAATCGCAATAGTGATATTAATAAAATACATTATTTTGGTTCGGATAATCCTGCCACAGCATTTACTAACAGCCCATATACAGCCGGTCCTTTTTACGGTTATCGGGTAGTGAGATGGTGTTCTGAATCTGCTAATACATATCATTTAGTGACTGTGGAATTACATGAGCAATATCCTATTTCTGGACGCGTTTGGTCAAACACTTATGATATTAATAATAGAACATGGTATGGCTGGAAATGCAATCAGGGTAATACATTTATTGATGTTGGAACTGTTTTAAAAGGTACCACAACTATTTCCGCAGGTGCCACAGTAACTTATACAGCAACACGAGATTGCTTTGTAAATGTGGCCGCATATGCTCATGGCAGTGGGCAAAATACAAAAATATATATTAATAATGTCTGCATTTTTAGTCCGTACACTAATAATGGTTCTGATGCTGGTCTTGTGATTGTAAATAAAACTGTACCATTAAAAACAGGACAAACAATTAAAATTGAGAATGGCACATACACCACTAGTTCTTATGCTATTTTTGCAGCATTTTAACTCTGGTTTGTGGTCTTAAAGAAATGGGGATTAAAATGCTTTGATTTATGCCGGATGTAGTGTATAATGGTGTCAACAAAATAAAGCAGTGCCATAGCGCCGAATGATTAGTCTATCAGATTAATTGTCCGGC